CCCGAATCAGGATTTATTGCAACCAATAGCGTGGTTTCGAGGCTAGTCAAGTTGAACCCGGATCAATGGTCAAGTTCTAGCTTTTATGGCAAGGATCTAACCCCGCAAAGATTGGGGCGAATCCTAAGCGGGGCATTTGGTGTCAATTCTCAAAGAGTTGGAGATAGTGCTCGCGGCTATCACGCAAACCAATTTAAGGCGATTTGGCGGCAGCTTGGAATCTCACTCCTAGAACCGACGGAACCGACGGAACCGACGGAACCGACGGGCGGTGATTTATTTTGAGCGCCATTATCGGAACTTGGACGGGCATACCTTTCCCAACTCATAAACGCAAGGCGGCACAGCGTAAGGCACTCAAGCGGCGTAAGCGCAAGGGGCAACCGAAAGTGAAGCCCGATTGGAAAGCGAGGTTAGGTCAATGACAGGTAAGGCAACCCCAAGCGAGATAAAGGCGCTAAGGGGCACGTTGAGAGTTGATCGAGTCATCTCGCCGACCCTCAAGGGCACTTTGATTCAAGGCGCGTTACCTGAACCGCCTGAGGGCTTAGGAGAGCTAGGTAAGTCCGTATGGAACCAAGTTCTTACTGAAGCGGGTTCCTGGGTTAGTTACAAACTCGACACTTTCTTATTAGGGATTGTGTGCGATCAGATCGAGGAACGGGCAACCTTGCGCGAGCTAGTTGAGGATAGCCCGGATCTGCCTCGGCTAAGGATTGGGCTAAGACAGCTTGATAAGGCAATCGTTAGCAATCTATCGACGCTTGGGCTTACGCCAACCGACCGGGCGCGACTTGGGTTCGTTCAGGTGAAGAGTGAGAGCAAGCTAGAAGAGCTAATTAGAAAAAAGCAAGAACGCAAACCCGCTTATCGATCGCCACTTGACTAGCAAAAAACTCGCGAGGTATTAGCCCTGGGTGACTCTTTCGAGAGCCGCCTAGGGCTTTACCTTTTTTGTTTATTCTGACCTTGTGCGTGAACACCTAGGTTGAGGGGTGTTGACTCGGGAGAACCTTAAGATTTACCCCGTCCCCTAAATAAGCCCGGGTCCCAGTTGAAGTCTTAGATTCACCGAGGCGAAGATTGAGGACAAGCGTGCCTGAAGGGCCGTCTCGTCTTGGTCCTAATAGGATTCAAGAGTAATGAGAAATCGACGACACGCGAAATGTTGAAATCGGCGAGTAAGGGGCAGGGGGAAATGGGTGGCGACTAAAGGAACCAAAGCCTCAAACAGCGGTCTACAGAGGGCCAAGAATGACGGCAAAGACGAATTTTACACGCAGCTAGCCGACATCGAGCGTGAACTGAGACACTATAAAGATCAATTCAGAGACAAAGTTGTTTACTGTAACTGCGACGACCCACGAGTCAGCAACTTTTTCCATTACTTCTCATATAACTTTGAAAAGCTCGGACTAAAAAAACTGATTGCTACTTGCTACAAAAGCCAAGAAGTTGATCTATTTACTAAAAATGCCACGGATAAGGCAATCTACCTTGAGTACACAGGGGACAAAAATAAAAACAACGTCCCAGACTTGAGTGAGATTCAAGTTTCGACACTTGAGGGTGATGGAGACTTCAGAAGCAAGGAATCAATTGAGCTTTTGAAGCAGTCCGACATCGTTGTAACCAATCCCCCTTTCTCGTTGTTCCGTGAGTACGTTACCCAACTAATTGAGCACGAAAAAAAGTTCTTGATTATTGGCCACCAGAACGCAATAACTTACAAATCCATCTTCCCTCTCATAAAAGATAATAAAATTTGGCTCGGCCACGGGTTTAAAAGGAATGTTGCACACTTCGCCAGTAACTACGCCGATACGGCAGCGGATCTTGATCATCAAGAAGGCATGATTCGAGTATCGGGAGTCCAATGGTTTACCAATTTGGACGTATCCAAGCGCCACGAAGAGATGATCCTAATCAGCAAGTACGACGCAGATGAGTATCCTCGCTACGACGACTACGACGCCATCGAGGTTTGTCCGACTTCGCGAATTCCATCGGACTACAAAGGGGTGATGGGCGTTCCGATAACCTTTCTTAATAAATACAACCCCGATCAGTTTGAGATCTTGGGAAGTCTTGGCTCCTATGGAGTTGACGGATATTCACTGGCTTCAAAGATCCACGTAAACGGGTCCAAGAAGTTTGCCCGTATCGCGATAAGGAACAAGACATTATGAACATTGAATTTAGAGAAATTCCCGTAAGGGAACTCGTTGCGGGCTATCAGGACAACGATGAGGCTGGCGTCATCGGGTACTCGAACAGGCTCGACATAAGACCGGCTTATCAGCGCGAATTTATTTACAAGGATAGCCAGAGGGATGCCGTGGTCGAGACGATCTCAAAGTCATTCCCACTAAACGTCATGTACTGGGCAGTAAGAGACGACGGTAACTTTGAGGTGATCGATGGGCAACAGAGGACAATTTCAATTTGCCAGTTTGTTGAAGGGGATTTCTCCTTCAAGAATAGATATTTTCACAATCTGGAAGCTGACGAGCAGGATGCGATCCTCGATTACCGGCTGACGGTCTATCTTTGCAGCGGTAAAGATAGCGAAAAACTGGATTGGTTTCGAACCATCAACATTGCAGGAGAAAAACTAACCGACCAGGAACTTCGAAACGCGGTCTATTCAGGGCCTTGGGTGAGCGACGCTAAAAGGTATTTCAGCAAAACTTCGTGCGCCGCTTTCATGCTGGCGGGGGACTATATGACTGGATCTCCAATCAGACAGGAGTATCTAGAGACCGTGATTCGGTGGATAAATTTCGATGACGTTGAGGGTTATATGGGCAGACATCAGCTCAAGTCAAACGCTAACGAACTATGGCTTTACTTCCAAGCGGTGATTGCATGGACAATGGCCACTTTTCCCAAGTATCGAAGGGAAATGAAGGGCGTTGAATGGGGCGCACTCTACAACGGGTTCCGAAATGGAGATTTTGATTCCACTGAGCTCGAAAAAAGAGTAGCAAGTCTGATGGCTGACGACGAGGTCAGCAAGAAGAAAGGCATCTATACCTTTGTCCTCGACGGCCGAGAGAAGCATTTAAACATCAGGGTCTTCACTGACAACCAGAAGCGCGAAGCTTACGAGAAGCAGAATGGAATTTGCACAATCTGCGGAGAGCACTTTACTGAAGGAGAGATGGAGGGAGACCACATTGTGCCCTGGCGTCTGGGTGGCAAAACGGACCCCGAGAACTGTCAAATGCTATGTGTAGACGACAATCGGACCAAAAGCGGTAAATAGATCCGGCAATAAAGTTTGCATTAACGATCTGCGTTCATCATTTGGCTCAAATAATTTGCTTGTGGTGTAAAAACTTGTGGAGAAGCGTGGGATTGGTGCGGCGACTCAGAAAAAAGCTCCTACTCTTTATAGCGTTGAAACAGGTAGATTCCGGCGGCAATTAGTCCCGCAAGAAAAAGTATTTCCGCAAAGTTCCCAACGAGCGCCCAACCTGAAGCTCTGCCCCACCAAAATGCCGTCGCTGTCAGCCAGTTGAGTCCGCCAATCGTGCCCCAGGCAATCAGCGCGATCGATCCGAGAACGCGCCAATTTAGTTGAGTTGCATTGATGCCCCCTCGGCGTTGTCGCTAGAGCCAACAATCTCCTCGGCTAGCGCTGACTTATCAGCTCCAGGGGTCTTGAGTGCTTGAATCAATTCCTGATGACGACGCTCGGCTATCTTACGATTTCTCCCGCCACGTCTTATTAGTCGGTATAGAACTAGCAGAAGTCCAAATAATACATACCAAACAACTACGGCACCCCACCAAAAAAACAGTATGGAGGCGGCAAGCCACCAGCCTACGGCTGCACGAAACAAAACGGATTTATCAAACCACAGAAGGTTCACAGTTCTTAAGTAGGAACCATTCAAGGACATTGGTGCGGAAACTACTTGTCTTTTGTCGGACATCTTCCCCCTTACGGGCTTACGTTTCCAACCTAGTCCAAAAGTTGCCCCTGCTGATAATTGAGTCGCCCACCTTTCAACTCTTTGCAAAAGCCCAAAGAGACCTAGGGTCACAATCTGAGCAAATAAGGATCCAACCGGAGTCGAGCTCAAACGCTCTTAGGGGTTCGTTCTTGTCGCATACTTCGCAATTCATTCAGTTAAATTAGGCGAAGTCCTTAGATTGCATTCTGAGTTATTCACAAGCACATTAGAAACACGTTGGGCACGTATTGGGCACTAAAGGGCTCTAGTGATGATCCTAAAGCCTAATTGACCCGGTTCTAAGCC